AGCTATACTGAGATAAAAGATGAAAAAAATAAGGAAGATTAGTATAGGTTCTGATTACAAAAATGACGCAATGCATTATTCTTTAAAGCAAGAAGTTTATGGCGGCCACACTATAAGTGATATACTTTTTGAAGATCAAGATGAGTCATATAATATTTTTATTATGAAAAACAAGGAAGTTTTACCTTGGAAAAAGTTTAATAGAAATATGGCTATATCTGTAGAGTACGATTTAAATTACTAATGAAAAGTTTATATAGCTTTATTATTAAACCACTAAATAAAAGGTATGATAATACAAAGAAGATCAATGATAAAACCCTCATTGTTAACACTAGTATTGAAGATCATAAGTTTGTTAGTAAAAAAGCTTTGGTCGTATCTGTCCCAGCTGCTTACAGTTCAAAGATAAAAGTAGGCGACATACTATATGTTCATCATAATATATTTAGAAGATATTATGATTTAAAAGGTAAAGAAAAAAACTCATCAACATATTTTAAAGATGATTTGTATTTTGCTTATCCTGAACAAATATATATGTATAATGACAAATGCCATTTAAATTATTGTTTTGTAAAACCAATATTAAATAAAGATTATTTAAGAAACAGAAAAGAACAACCTAACGTTGGAATACTAAAATATAGTAATAGTTTCTTAGAAGCCATTAAAATAAAACCTGGAGCGCTTGTTACGTTTACGCCTAACTCAGAATTTGAGTTTATAGTAAATAATGAGCGACTTTATTGTATGAAATCAAATGATATAGCCTTAACTCATGAGTACGAAGGAAACGAGAAAGAATATAATCCAAGCTGGGCGTAAAGCTGTAGTTGAGTTAATTAAAGTAGCTGAAGAACAAATCATTACTGATAGTGCTGATGATTTAGCTGCTGATAGATTAAAAAATGCAGCAGCAACAAAAAAGCTTTGTATTATGGATGCTTTTGAAATATTGCAACGTATAGAAGAAGAAGAAAATGTTTTAACCGGTTTAGAAAATAAAAAAGAAGCTAAATCATTTAAAGGCTTTGCAGAAGGAAGAAGTAGATGAGTTACCAACAAACATTATGGAAAGAAGTTAAAAATATTGTTAATCCTAAAGTATTAGCTAAAAACAATAGATTTAAAAAATGGGATTATGGTTATAATTCTGATTATGATTTTATAGTAATAAGTAAAACAGGTAAAATTGGACAAATCATCGAAATACAAAATATCCGCATTGCTTTACCAACAGTCAATGAACCGTTTAAACGAAGCAAAAACAAAGCGGAACAATACTGGCAAAGATTTGATTATCCAAAAGAATTACAAAGAATAAAAACAAGATTTGACTGGGAAGAATACTCAGTAAATTTTAAAGAAAAATGGTACGATTATATTGACGATGAATTTAATAGAAGAGAAAAAGGATTTTGGTTTTATAATGATGGTACTGCTACTTATATTACTGGTACTCATTACATGTACTTGCAGTGGTCAAAGATCGACGTTGGAGCGCCAGACTTTAGAGAAGCAAATAGACTCTTCTTTATATTTTGGGAAGCATGCAAAGCAGATGACAGATGCTACGGGATGTGTTACCTCAAAAACAGGCGATCTGGATTCTCTTTTATGTCAAGCGCGGAACTTGTTAACCAAGCTACAATATCTTCCGATTCTAGATTCGGTATACTCTCCAAGTCTGGTTCAGATGCCAAAAAAATGTTCACAGATAAAGTTGTCCCAATATCCGTCAACTACCCGTTTTTCTTTAAACCTATTCAAGACGGTATGGACCGGCCGAAAACTGAGTTGGCATATAGAGTTCCAGCCTCAAAGCTTACTAGAAGAAAGCTCCAAGAAAATATTAAAGAATTAGAACTAGAAGGATTAGATACAACTATTGACTGGAAAAATACAGGTGATAACTCTTATGATGGTGAAAAGCTAAAAATATTAGCACATGATGAAAGTGGCAAATGGGAGAGACCTGATAATATATTAAATAACTGGAGGGTTACAAAAACTACATTACGTCTAGGATCAAAAATTGTAGGCAAATGTATGATGGGCTCAACATCAAATTCTTTAGATAAAGGTGGAGACAACTTCAAAAAACTATACTACGCTTCTGACGTTGCTAAAAGAAATAGAAACGGACAAACATCTTCTGGGCTCTATAGCTTGTTCATTCCTATGGAGTGGAACTACGAAGGATTCATCGATACTCATGGATTACCTGTATTCACTAGAGCAAAAACTAAAATCAAAGGAATTGATGGCTATGAAATTACAACAGGAGTTATCGAGCATTGGGAAAACGAGGTCGAAGGTCTCAAGTCAGATCAAGACAGCTTAAATGAATACTACAGGCAGTTTCCAAGAACCGAAGCTCATGCTTTTAGAGATGAAACTAAACAAAGCTTATTTAACTTAGTAAAAATATACGAACAGATAGATTACAATGATTCATTAAGTAATCATTTAAACGTAACACAAGGAAGTTTTAATTGGATAAATGGTGTTAAAGATACAGGAGTTGTATTTTATCCGGGTAATGATGGTAGGTTTAGAATAAGCTGGGTGCCACCTAAAAATTTACAAAATCGAGTGATTATAAAAAATGGAATTAAATATCCTGGTAACGAACACGTTGGAGCTTTTGGCTGTGATAGTTACGACATTAGCGGTACTGTTGATGGTAAAGGCTCTAATGGATCTTTACACGGACTAACTAAGTTTTCTATGGAAGACGTGCCAAATAATCATTTCTTTTTAGAATATATAGCTAGACCACAAACCGCTGAAATATTTTTTGAAGATGTAT